GATACCCTTCCATGTCAGTACGAGTCATCCATCATTTTGTTTTTACTTCAATCACCAGGCTCTGCTCATCCACAAGACTGGCCATTGTTAAAGATGCTATAGAACGAGAAATTTCTACATTCGTTGAGCAAGATTTGACTCTGTCTTCAGTTCCTAAAGAAGGAGAAAATATCACAACATCTGAGCTATTTATAGACACCAATGTGTATGCTAATGCTTTGCAACCTTTTTTCTCTGCCACTCACCCTTTCAAAATAATAGTAGATCGCATGCTAGTGCATGAACTGTATAATCTTCCTCCAGACAAGAGAGGCAAAGCCTTCAGCAATTTATTTGACATACTCGAAGTAAACCGGTACAGGATCTGTTTTGATGAGGTTACTAAGAGAGGAGATGACCATTACAAGGAAAAGGGATACAACGTCCTGACTTTTGACAAGGATTTTGGGCAACCTAACTGGAGCTTGTTGAATCTGACAGCTTATTATTCGATTGTCTCTAAAACTAATTTCTATTTTTACCGAGACTTTATTTCAAAACCGGTATGGGAAGGAGACAAGTTGCTCACAGATAGTAGAATAAGCAAGGAATTGTCTGAGCTTTTTCGAACAAAAGAAAGTGTTGATGAAATGACCAGGCTTTCCAAAAGATTAAGAGTAGAAGATGAGCCGATCAACAAGGATGAGAAACTTCTGGATCAGCTGTTTGAAATGACTAAAAAAGATGAGGGAAGCAAAAACTTTTACGACAAGTTAGAGTTAATTGATTACAAGAAAAATGTAAGTGAATTGGAAGTGGTAGAAAAAGTGATGGGCAATTTCCCCAATTTCCAAAACCCGTTCATAAAGACTGATGATTTCAGATTAGAAAATTTAAACGAATTGGCTGAAAAATCACTGCAAGAAGACATAGAGAATTACAAAATCAATGCAAAGAAATTTGGATTCCAAGAGAAGGCTGATGTTAAAATATTCCGCATAAACTCAACCAAGGATGAACACATTAAAGACGACATATTGAATTTTCCTGATTCTATCTTTGACGATTTGTCTTCTAAAGACGATTCTCATCTGCTTAAATTCGTTAATGAGCAAAACCAGAGGGTTTTCAATGATTTTTCTAGCAAGGAAGACAGGACAAGCAAGTTAGTCACAATTAATTACAGATTAGCCTTGAATCACAGGAACAAATACAACAATAGCTTTACCCATCATCAAGAGCTGTTAGAAAGATTGAGCATGAAAGATGAATTTGAATTAGATAGAGATTGTGAGCCAATAGGTGACACGAGCGAAGTCAACTTGCTGAGAAGGATCTTCAAAGGTTTGATTGCTGAGTCAGACAAGACAGGTCATCTTTATGGTAAGCCAAAGAATAACAAATTTCTTCACAATCTATGTATGTTGTTTAATCATCTCATTTTCCATTCGACTATGAAGACAGACAAGAAGACTCTAAGAGAAATTCAAAAGGTGCACAACACCGCTTTTTCGAAGACTGACGCCAATCCTTACATTGTCACCACTAACAATTTCAAAAGAATAGGGTACGTCACTAGAAAAGGTCCAGTCCTGACGAATCCCAATCAGAATTGCAGGCATCGTCTTTTCTTTATATTCAACCGGGATAGATACGAAGAACTTAAGGACAAAATTGGTTATTATCCTGAATTTGTTTATCGAGGGAAATCTGAGACATTAGTTGAAAACAACGTGATTACAATCAGCCGCTCTTACACTACTAATTTGGAGAGATTAGAATACAAGTCGAAACTTTATTTCAACACTTTCCACTTGAGAATGTTCAGTTCTCCAGACATATATTACAATATTTTCTTTTGTCTTTTTTATATTTCAAAAAACGTGAGCAAAATGTTGTCTTTCTTCAAGTATTTCAATGTCATTTCGTTGAGCAATTACAGCAAGCTGCCTTCGTTAATTAAAAAATATCTGTCAAATTACCCTAAGAGAAATTGTGAACTTTGGTTAAGGAACAGAATATCTGATATAATAAACTCGGCAAATTCTGAGGACGATGAATCTGCTGCAAGATGCCAGTAAAGATGTCATAGATTATTTAGAATTCAACAACTTATACACCACACCTTTCTTGAACATAACTTCATCTAATCACAATTATAGCAAGATGATCTCCGACATCAGGAACAACATAGCCATGAAGGACAAGTTTGTTCATCCTGACATTTACGTAAGCTTGGACAAGAGCAACGGATTGAAACATATAGATATAGACCTGTTCAAATTTGGATTCGAAAAACTGATAGACAGAAAAATGAGGAGATTAGAAAACATCGACGACATTTATCACAGGTTCCGAACCACGTTTAATGATTTCTTTGAGACAAACACAGTAGGAGTTAATCCGTTTACTGGAAAGAAGGAGGCAAACAGGAAAATAGTCACAGACATGCTGCTATTTTACTTTGAATTTAATGCAGATGAAACAAAGTTTGATTGTTTCAAGTTTATTGAGTTCATTATGAACCAAGCGCATTCTAGGTTCAAGCCATTCGCTATGGTTTCTATAAAACCTCAGAAAGATGTTGGTGACAGAGAGATCTACATACAGGACTTCTTCGCTAAGATGTGCCATTATCCCATGCAGATAGTTTTCAGATACTTTTGTGATCTGTTGCCAGAGGAATTAGTGACTAAAAGTGAATTTGAGAAAGTGCAGATGATGTCGCAGATGAAGTTCGACAATTACTCATACTACGTCAATGCCGATATGAAGAAATGGTCTCCTCAAGATATAAGGGACAAATTCGGAATAGCTTGCAGACTCCTGCTAGAAAAAGGCCTTATAGACAATTACATATACAAGCTTACTATGACTGGTTTTAATCTCACAAG